CAACAGGCAGGACTAATATCAGTGATTACAGGAGCGATGACAGGCAGTTTCGCCATATGGATGGGGGCAGAGAAAGCAGAACCCAAGATAATGGAGAGGGAAGAACGATGAACTGGAAGATATGGAGATACTTTAAAAGAATATGGTGTGCTATCTTAAATAAGAAGTGCCATGATGATTGTGACTGCGTATAATGATAGGAACTATACTTAGCTCCGTATCTACTTTAGCATCATCCTACATAGAAGGCAAGACAGCCATACAGAAGGCTGAAGCCACTATAAGGATGAAAGAAGCAACAGGTGAGATAGACTGGGACTTAGCTGCTATGAGGGCATCTCAAGGCTCGTGGAAAGACGAATGGCTGACTTTACTTTTCAGTATTCCTCTAGTACTGAGCTTCTGTGGTGAATGGGGCAGGGGCATAGTAGCAGACGGCTTTACTGCACTCGCAGGTATGCCGCAGTGGTATCAGATAGCCTTAGGAGCTATTGTATCGGCAAGCTTTGCCACACGCTCTGCTAGTAAGTTATTTAATATGAGGAAGAAGTAATGGCATTTAAATTATCAGGAAGAAGTTTAGGAAAACTAGAAGGTGTACATCCTGTACTGGTAGACACAGTTAAACGTGCCATTGAAGTGAGCAAAGTGGACTTTGGAGTGATTTATGGTGTCCGTTCCCTTGCAGAACAAAAAAGATTGTATGAAGCAAAAAGATCACAAACGATGAAGTCCAAACACCTTGTGCAGGAAGATGGATACTCACACGCTGTAGACTTAATGGCTTACGATGGTAGTGACCCAAGTTGGGACATCGTGATGTACGATGACATAGCAGACGCTATGAAAACAGCAGCATTAGAAACTGGAGCTAAAATTTGTTGGGGAGCTTCATGGCATATAGATGACATAACTAAATGGGACGGCACAATGCAAGAAGCTATGAATGCTTATATAGATCTTAGACGGTCACAATCACGTACCCCATTTATTGACGGTCCTCATTTTCAACTGGGTTAAGGATATATAATGGCAGGGGTAAAAAGAAAACATCCAGATGCTATGAAGGGCATCACTATTAAGAGTGGTCTTAAACGTGCTACTAAAAAAGGAGCTGGATTATCTCAAGAAGCAGTAAATAAAATTAACAGAAGAACTGGTGGTAATTTAAAAACAGCCGTTACAGGCAATCCAAAACCCGGAAGTAAAGATGCAAAAAGAAGAAAGTCCTATTGTGCTAGAAGTGCAGGACAGATGAAGCAGTTTCCTAAAGCAGCAAATAATCCAAACAGCAGACTGCGACAAGCTAGAAAAAGATGGAAGTGTTAACATGAGACAACTTACAGAGAAACAACAAAAATTTTTAGATGTATTATTTTCAGAAGCACAAGGTAACATGGCTACTGCTATTAAGCTTGCAGGATATGCAGAACATACTACACCATCACAAATTGTAAAAGCATTGAAAGAAGAAATACTTGAAGCTACTCAGGAGTTTATGGCAAGTAATGCACCAAAGGCTGCAATGGCTATAGCAAGTGGTATTGACGATCCTATTCAGCTAGGGCTAAGAGACAAAATGTCTGCAGCAAAAGAAATGTTAGATAGAACAGGATTAGTTAAAACAGAGAAGATGCAAGTAGAAGCTACAGGTGGTGTAATGTTAATGCCACCGAAGAATGCAGAAGAGAGCTAATGCGTAACAGAGCATTGGGTAAGTGGAAGTTACCACAGCCTACTGACTTGAAAAGTGAGAACGAGTGGATGCCCATACCACGTATTGCACGAACAATACCATTTGGGTATGAGGTAGATCCTAAAGATAACAATATGCTTCTACCAGTTTCTGTAGAGCTAGATCTATTAGAAAAGGCTAGAGATTATACAAAACAGTTTTCATATAGAGAAGTAGCAAACTGGCTGACTAAAAATAGTGGACGTACAATATCTCACGTAGGGCTAGTAAAAAGATTAAAGAATGAAAGACAACGAAAGAACAAGGCTACAAGCTTACGCAGATGGGCAGACTATGCCCAAAAGGCGATCCAAAAAGCAGAGGACTACGAAGAAAAAAGAACAGGTGCAAAAGAAGATACAGCCCAAGACACCTCTGATTGAAGAAGAACTACTACCTATAGAAGAAGCTCGTAATGTTATCTTTCAACCAAACAAAGGACCACAGACAGAGTTTCTTGCAGCAAGTGAAAGAGAAGTTTTATATGGTGGATCGGCAGGAGGTGGCAAGTCTTACGCAATGTTGGCTGACCCTTTACGTTATATGGGACATCCTTCTTTCAGTGGCTTACTCTTGCGTCACACCACAGAAGAGTTAAGAGAACTTATATTTAAAAGTCAGGAACTTTACCCAAAAATATGGAAGGGTATAAAGTGGTCAGAAAGAAAGATGCAGTGGGTAGCACCGTCAGGAGCGAGACTTTGGATGTCATACCTAGATAGAGATGATGACGTTCTAAGATACCAAGGACTAGCATTTAGTTGGATAGGCTTTGATGAACTTACACAGTGGTCTTCACCGTTTGCTTGGAACTACATGAGATCACGACTAAGATCTACATCAGCAGATCTACCAGTGTACATGAGAGCAACAACCAATCCCGGAGGTAGGGGACATCACTGGGTTAAGAAGATGTTTATTGACCCTGCACCATATAACAAGGCATTTAATGCAACAGACATTGAAAGTGGAGAAGAACTCAAGTATCCTGCAGGACACCAAAGAGCAGGACAAGCACTATTCAAACGTAGGTTTATACCTGCTCGACTTACAGATAACCCTTATCTCTCAACTCAGGGTGATTATGAAGCAATGCTTCTATCCCTTCCTGAACAGCAAAGAAGACAATTATTGGAAGGCGATTGGGATATTAAAGAAGGAGCAGCTTTCACCGAGTTTGATCGCAACATACATGTGGTTGACCCTTTTCGTATACCTAGCAATTGGGTTAAGTTTAGGGCATGTGACTATGGGTATGGAAGTTATTCTGCCGTTGTATGGTTTGCTGTTAGCCCATCTGAACAACTCGTAGTGTATAGAGAGTTGTATGTATCAAAGGTATTAGCTACAGACTTGGCTGATATGATACTAGATGAAGAAGCAGAAGACGGTAACATAAGATACGGAGTGTTGGACAGTTCACTCTGGCACAAACGAGGGGATACAGGACCAAGTCTAGCAGAACAAATGATTATGAAAGGTTGTAGGTTTAGACCCTCTGATAGAAGTCGAGGAAGTAGAGTATCAGGTAAGAATGAAATACATAGAAGATTACAGATGGATGAATTTACAGAAGAGCCACGCTTGGTTTTTTTTAGCACATGTACTAACATCATCTCGCAATTACCTGCTATACCACTGGATAAAAAAAATCCAGAAGATATAGATACTCATTCAGAAGATCACTTGTATGACGCTTTAAGATATGGTATAATGTCAAGACCAAGGTTTAGTATATTTGACTACGATGCTGCAAACGGACAAACAAACTCAATGCCCATAGCAGACGCAACATTTGGATATTAATATGGCAGAAGAAGAAATAATGATAGATGACACGTCTATAGCTATTGATGATGTAGCTGAAGAAGGTGGACAAGACGAAACAAAAAGTTATAATATCATACCATTTATTATGGACAGATACAAAAAAGCTGATGACTATAGAGAGCAAGACGAGCAAAGATGGTTGAGAGCATACAGGAACTACAGAGGTTTGTATGGTTCTGATGTACAGTTTACAGAAGCAGAGAAGTCACGAGTATTTATTAAAGTAACCAAAACAAAAACACTTGCAGCTTATGGTCAAATTGTGGATGTGCTATTTGCTAATAATAAGTTTCCTCTCACGGTAGAACCTACAACTTTACCAGAGGGTGTAGTATCAGACGTAAGCTTTGATCCCAAAGAACCTGAAAGCATTAGATCTAGATTAGATGAAATGGAAAGCCCCTATGGCTTTTCAGGTGACGGTCAAGATCTACCTGCAGGATCTACTCAAAAAACTTTAATGGAAAAGTTAGGACCTTTGCAGGGTAAGCTTGATGATGTGGATAATCTAAGAGAGGGGGTAGGTAAGACACCAACAGCAGTAACATTTAGTCCTGCTATGATTGCTGCAAAAAATATGCAGAAGCAGATACACGATCAGCTAGAAGAGTCTAATGCTAATAAACATTTACGAAGCACAGCCTTTGAGATGGCTCTGTTTGGTACAGGTGTAATGAAAGGACCGTTTGCTGTAGATAAAGAATATCCAAACTGGGATGATGATGGAGAGTATTCTCCTGTATTTAAAACTGTACCACAAGTTTCACATGTGTCGGTATGGAACTTCTTTCCTGATCCTGATGCGAACAACATGGATGAAGCACAGTATGTAATAGAGCGACATAAGTTGTCACGTACACAACTACGTGCATTAAAGAAAAGACCACATTTTAGATCTCAGGTTATAGACGATGCTATAGCTATGGGAGAGAACTACAATAAAGAATATTGGGAGGACGATCTATCTGATTACTCACCAGAACATGCAATAGCACGATTTGAAGTGCTAGAGTATTGGGGTACAGCAGACGTAAGTATGCTAAGAGAACAACAGATAGAGATACCTGACGAGCTAGATGACTTTGATGAAGTGCAGATAAATGCATGGATATGTAATAACAAAGTAATACGAATGGTGCTTAATCCATTTAAACCTGCGAATATACCATACATGGCTGCCCCCTATGAGCTTAACCCATACAGCTTCTTTGGTGTAGGTATTGCAGAGAACATGGATGATACACAAACATTGATGAATGGTTTTATGCGTATGGCTGTGGACAACGCTGTAATGTCAGGTAATCTGCTTATAGAGATAGATGAAACCAACCTAGTTCCCGGACAGGACCTGAGTGTATATCCCGGAAAAATATTTAGAAGACAAGGGGGAGCACCCGGACAGGCAATCTTTGGTACAAAGTTTCCAAATGTAGCCAATGAGAATATGCAACTATTTGATAAAGCCAGAGTGCTTGCAGATGAAAGCACAGGACTGCCAAGCTTTGCTCATGGACAAACAGGTGTATCAGGTGTAGGACGAACTGCATCAGGTATATCCATGTTGATGAATGCTGCAAGTGGTGGTGTAAAGAATGTTATAAAGAATGTAGATGACTATCTACTCAGACCTCTAGGTGAAGGACTGTTTAGATTTAATATGCAGTTTAACTACGACAAGAATACAAAGGGTGACCTAGAAGTAAAAGCTCGTGGCACAGAAAGCCTTATGGCTAATGAGGTACGTAGTCAGAGACTCATGCAGTTCTTACAGGTAGCAAGTAACCAAGCACTTGCACCGTTTGCAAAGTTTCAGTATGTGATACGAGAGATAGCTAAATCACTAGACCTAGACCCAGACAAAGTAACCAACAACATGGACGAAGCTGCATTGCAAGCAGAGATCATGAAAAAATTTCAGCAACCCCCTGAAGCACCAACACCTCCTGC